CATACTTAAAGCTGTTGTCCCCCTTGTCCATCGCTGTCGGAGTCCGATAAAACTTTTTTGATTGCGAGTCCAAACTCTCTTGCGATTTGTGGGACGATTGCGTTACCAAGGGTTTTGATTCTGTTGGCTCTGTTTTTGTCCAATTCATAGGAAATCCCATTAGGAACTCCACAAATGTTGGATTCAATTTGCCACCAGGTTTGTTTTGTTTCATCATCGTTATAGGAAGAGAGTCCGAGTTCATGTTCTTGTAACTCTTGCTCAAAGTTACGTCTTTGTAATCCCTCTGGGCTGGTGTTGGATATATCTTTTTTCTCATCACGTCCCCTATTATTGAGTGTCTGTCTTTTTGACTTTTTGGAAATGTCAGATTCTTCGCATCGTTCGTTGTTGGACTGTGATACATCTCTGGAAGAAAACCTCCAGACTTTGGTAGTTCCATAGCCATCGTTTCCTCTAATTTCGTTCCTAGCTTGCCCCTTCTGTCCACTCTCCTCCTCACTGTTTCTAGATTCTCGTTCATTGCTGCTGATGCTCTCGGTGTTGGATACATTTTTTTCTTCTCCTCTTCTTGAACTGCTACTGTCAATGGTTTCCCTCCTTGCTTGTACTTCTTCGTTCTCTCCGATGCCGAGTCTTGTGTTGGTGTTGGATACATCTTCATTGTCTCTGGATCCACTTGTTCTCTCAAGTTCGATGGTTTCGTTCTGCCCTTTCTGTGACCCTCCATAATCTTTTTCGTCCCTGCAGCGCTTCTCGGCGGCAAGTAATCCATTGTGTTGGGAGTGGCCCACAATCCAGACTCTATATCTTTGGTGCCAAGCACCGATGCCTGAAGCTGGAATAAGGAAACATTGGACTTCGAAACCTTCACTTTCCAAGTTGTCTTGCACCTGTCTGAGTACCATGCCGTTTTGGAGGTTAATAAGGCCTTGCACATTCTCCCCAATAACGAATTCGGGTTTGATCTCCCTAATGAGTCTAAGCATTTCTGGCCAGAGATAGCGGTTATCGTTTGTTCCTTTTTGTTTTCCTGCGACGCTGAATGGTTGGCAGGGAAATCCTCCAGTAATGACATCTGCTTCGTATTCTTTTCCTTTGACATTTTTTATATCCTCCTCGATTGGTATGTTAGGAAAGTTCTTTTGTAAAACTTTCTGACAGTATTTATCCATTTCAACAAATTTCACTGTCTCAAAAAAACCTGTTGAATCTAAACCTAAAGTAAATCCTCCTATACCTGAAAATAAATCTAAGACTTTTAATTTTCTATTCACGAATAATCTCTTTCCAAAATCATTTCTAAGTAATGTATTGCTTTTTTTATGTCTTGTTCCTTTCCTTTTACAGAGTGCCTACAAATATATTTTATAGCGTTACCTTCTGCAAAAAGCAACTTGTTCTCATTTATAAACTCTGCGGGCTGAATTTTCATTGAGCGGTAGTGCTTCCCACCTACCTGCTCTTCTAGTGAATCGTATGTTGTTCCTTTAAATATGTCCTTATCTGTCATATATCATAACCCCTTTCTGTTTTTGGATAAATTATATTTAATTCTTTTTTAGCTCTAGTAACACCAACATAAAATAACCTGTGTTCATCATCAGGATTATCTAGATACTTATTATAAGCAGCATTACTCAAGTCAGTTAGTAAAAGAACATTATCTCTTTCATTCCCCTTAACACCATGAATAGTTGATATTTTAATTCTAGGCTCTTTTGATAAATCTTCTCCATTTTTAATTAATTTTTGTATTTTTCTTATCTCATCATCTCCTAAATCATCAAATGCTAAGTACCATTCAGCATCAGTTTTTAAACCATGATTATTTTTTAAAGTATCTATGTCATAAAATTTTTCTTTCGACATTTGTTTCATTAACTTTAAGTCAACATTTTTACTCATTTTATTAGTTATTTTTTTATAATCATTATAATGTAAAGGAGTACCCTCTCGTAATTTATTCCAATTTTCTATTAATACATAAATATTTTGAATTCTTGGTGTAGAGTTTCTTCTTTGAAAATAGATATTATTTTGATCTAAATAGTATGCTATTGATTCTAAAATTAAATTTGTTCTTGCTAGTATTAACCACTCTCCTTTAGATAAATCTACTTTGTCTATCTCCCAATGATAATTTACTTTACCTAATTCTTCTTTAGGTATCCAATTTTTTTCTACTCTATTCTTAATTTTTTTAATTATATTGTTTGCAACATTAAAAATATTCTTAGGAACTCTGTAAGATTTTTGTAGTATTACCCGTTCTCCCTCTAAATTTATAAAAGTTTCTGCATCTGCACCATTCCATTTATAAATAGCTTGGTCGTCGTCTCCTGCAATAATAGATTGTTTAGAGTTTTTTTCTAATTTTTTTATAATGTCCCACTGTATTAAACTTAAATCTTGTGCTTCATCTACAAAGATAACTTCAAATTTAGGACTCTCTCCTTTATCTAAAAATTTTTCTAACATATCAATATAATCAATTAATCCTTTCTGTTTTTTATATTGATATAATTCTTTATTAATTATGTCTAACTTATCAAAAGTAATATTGTAATCGTTGTTACCTGCATTATACAATTTAATTGGAGAAATTCTTTTACTTCTAGCTAAACTGATTAAAGATATATAAGGATCTTTTGAGTGTAATATTCCTTCGTGGTCATAATCATGTCTCACACCTTCAAACTCTATTTGTAAGTCTCTGCCTAAATCTTTGTAATCTTTTTCTTGCATTACATTTTCTTTTTTAAGACCCAACATATTAAAACAAAAAGAGTGTAGAGTTCTAAAATAAGGTAAATCTTTTTCTGTTAAATTAAATTTATCCATAGCTCTATTTTTACCTTCTTGCGCTGCATTTCTTGAAAAGGTAAAGTAACCTATCTTACTTGGTTCTACTTTCTGTAAAAACTTTTCTAACTCATTCATTAAATAAAATGTTTTCCCTGTACCTGGTGGTCCGTATATTATTTTTCTCATTAATAGTTATCCTTGTTAAATGTTTTTTCTTTGTATGTTTGTAATTTTTTATCAAATCTTGTTACAACAAAAACAGATAATTTAGTTTTACCAACTCTTTTAGTAAAACAATGTAAATGATCTTTAAGCATTTGAGATGTTCTTTGATATTGTATCTTCCAATGTCTACGATTTAAATATTGATGAAAGAAATTATCAAAAACAAAATAATGATATTCATCTTTTGTATATGTTCCACCATTTTTAAGATCTTCAAAGTCATCTTTTTTAACTCTGTTTAAACAATAGTCTTCTAAATAATTTTTTAGTATGTCCTTGGTCCCTGTTCCTTCAGCAGGCTCTGTTATTTCAGCACCTTCTAATAATATATTTGTCTTTTGTTTCCATTCGTTAGTTTTTAACGTGGGAGGATTAAACCTAAGCTGTTTAACACACTCCTCTTGAAATAAAACTTGATTAGTTAAATGCTTTGCAGAATCTAAGTAAAGTCTATCTCCATCAACATTCATGTAATAATAAGGTTCTTCTAAATTTACCACTTGCAAGTCAGTTAAATTAGGGAACATAATTTCTTGACCAATACCAAATTTTCTAGTCTTACATAATTTTTTATCACATAAACTACACATAGGTTGATCATTACATTTGTAACCCCAATCTTTTTTATCGTGTTGTTTAGTAATTATATTTACCTCAGTATCGGATAATGGTTGTTCCATTGCACTTTCGTTAAATAATATTATTTTAGATTTCCAATTTTCAGGCCATTTAGATTTAGCATATACACCATAATGAAATAGTGCATTGTTTCTGCCACCCTCACCCACTCTATTTTGTATCATTAATTCAATGCAAGGTGGCCCGTCAGAGTAAGGAGTCTCTGGTCTTTTTATTTTTAAATTTTTTAACATGTCTGCATCTAAGTAATTAGATGTATGTAACGCAAAAAAATCTTCTAAATTAATAGCTTCTCCATCATTATTAAACGCATATCTTGTTGTTTCATCACCATTAAAATATGGTAAATTTAAAAAATTTCCTGTATCATCTTTTGATTTTAATTCACGTTGTTTTGGAAAAACTTCTGATCCACCATAGCCTAATACAGATCTAATTTCATTTAACTTATCTTGCATCAATGCGGCGGATACATAATCAGAGGTAAATAGAAACACGTGTGCACCACCTGATTTAGATCGAAATACTATTAAAGGTAGTTTTAAATTTTTAATTTTATTAATTAATTTTTTATGATCAAAACCTGCATAAGAGTCAATATCTATACAACCCCATTTACATTTATTGTCATCATTAATTGGAATTACACCTAAACTTGCTTTACCTTCTAAATGATCTAGCCAATGTTGTTGTGTTATTATTTCTCTTTTAACAAAAGATTTTCCTTTTATTTTTGATCCGTTGCCATTTGATTCGCCAACTATGGTGACACCATGAGCACGATTTAATCCTTCAAATATATCTATAAACTTTCTTAATTTTTCCATAGCTGTTAGTTTAAGTGGGCATCTCCACTCTCGCATTGATGCCCACTACCTAGGATTTAGTAATTAGAAGTTTCTTTATTTAAAGTTTCTTCAGAGCTATGTTTAGCTTGGATTTCACCTTTACCTACAGATTCAGCAAATGCTTTTGCCATATCATACATAGCTTTGTCTGTAACAGGACCTTCTCTAGCTACATCCCAACCAAACCATGTTCCTTTGTCGTTAGACATTTGAACTGTTGATAGTTTGTAAATGTGGCTATAAGTTGGTGGAGTAAATAATCCATTTTTGCCTTGCATCTTAATACCCATCATCATTGAGTTCCAT